CCTAAGATATACTTAAAATTTTAAGTATTTATACTATAAAACATGTTCCACCAAGATTGGGATGAAGTTACCATACACGGTAAAAGTGTTACTAAAGAAAAAGAGAAGGAAAAATACGTCAAGTTCATGGGTCAAGAAATCAAATTACCTAAACGGAGTCAATATTCGGGTAAATCACCGGACCAAAAACTTGATGAAACTGAGTTAGGGACACACAAAAAGGTCAGTAAAGAAACAGGCTTAACAATCCAACGGGCACGTGTCGCAAAAAAGTATACGCAAAAAGATCTTGCTAATCTCATAAACGTATCTTCAGACATAATTTCGTCGTATGAATTGGGTAAATCAATTCCGGACCCTAAAATAATGCAAAAACTGCGTCGTGTTTTGGGCGTTAAACTCTAATCAGTATTAATATGCCAGAACCAATAGGTAAACGAATACAACTTTTACGTATACAAAGAAGTCACGCACAAGTTGAGCTTGCACACAGAATAGGCGAAACGTTAGATACTATAAACATGATCGAAACGGGTAAACTTGATCCGAACTGGTACATACTCGAAAAAATACAAAAATACTTTAAGGTTAAACTTTAAAATTTGGTCTAAATTTTAAAATCTAAATTTTATTTTTTATTTATTTTTTAAATTTTATTTTTTACTAAACTCAATAAACTAAGAAATGCTTAGTTGGAGAAGGCGAGGCCACCCATACCGGATTGCACACGGAGAACGTTGTAGTTGACCGCGAACATTTCGAGGGCGAGAGCCGTACGTTGACCCAAGGCATTGCAAGTAATCGACATTTGCGCGTTGTCGATTCTGGAGAAGTTACACGTACCAGTTGGTTGATGTTCTTCTGGCTTGAGCGCGAAGGAGTACGAGTAGACACCCGCGTATGGCGAACCGGTGTGGTGGGCAAATGGTTGCACTTGGTTAAAGTACTTACCGGATTGCTCCTTGAATCTGTCTTGGCCGTTGAGGACCAACTTAGCAGTCTTCAACGCACCAACGTTTTCTTCATTGTACGCTTGTGTACCACCGGTAGTAGTCGCACCTTGGATAAACAATGGGGCACCGGATTGGGACGTACTGCATGCGATGTTAGAAGTGGGATTCGTACCAGAGCAAACTTTGTTCAACGCGTGGGTGTTCTTGGTACCAAGGTTCCACAAGTCAATACCAGTGGAAACACCGTCAGTCACACACCAGACCAATTCCTTGACTGGGTGGTTGTAGGACAATCTGACTTGCTTGGTTCCCGACGCCTCCAAGGCATCAGTACCAGTGTGTTGAACTTGCTCGATCAAGTATTCGTGACCCTTTTGCGCGAATCGTCTGCGCTCTTCAGTGTCGAGGTACATGTAGTTACCCCACACCTTCAAGCCAGTCACGTACGTGCTAAACTCAGAGGACAAGTCAATGTCGATTCTGACTTCGTGGTATTGCAAAGCAATCAATGGCAAGGCCAATCCTGGGTTGCGGTTGAAGAAGAAGATGAGTGGCAAGTAAACTTGCTTGGTGGAGTTCCCAACTGGGTTAGTCGTCATCTTACCGTAATTGAGCTTGGACCCTTCGGCCAAGTACAATTCAGAGTACAATCTCCACCATCTTTGGTAGTGCTTGTCGATTCTTTGACCACCAATGGACAATTCCGCAGTCGAGACAATACGCTCGGCGACCCAGTTAGTATCCTCTGTGGCACCAGAGATATTCGCCAACGACGCCTTAGTAGTCGCTTCGAGGTACATGTCGCCGATCAAATCACCGTTTCTGGCGACCGTGATGGAGACGCGGCCACCGGGCCCGGCCGTACCGTTCATAGTTTGTTCGATGGTTTCCATCGCAAAGTTTGTGTGGCGTTTGTAAACCGCCTGGAAAAAAGTGACTTTTGGGTTACCAGTCAAGTAGACATCTTGGGCGCCGTAGGCGACGAGTTGCATGAGACCACCGGCCATTTTGTTTGTTTTTGTACTATAAGCAGAGATTTTTTTTTCGGACGTTTCCGCGAAAAAACTCAATTTGATTTTTCCTGATGTATATAAATGTCTAACGAACCTGTACCAGAACTTGAAAATGTCGACGAAGAAAGTGTCGACGAAACTATTGAAATTGAATCTGGATCCGAATCCGAAACTGGATCGAATATTGAAGAAGATGAACTATCTACAGTCGGAGGCGAACTCCCAGATGTCGATGAATTAGAAGGTGTTATTTATGACGATTCCGATATAGATTCTGAATTTGAAGATAATAGTCTCGATAGATTAGGTAACCTTTTAAGTTCAGTTCTTGTAAACGAAGAAGGTGAAACTGTATGTTCGGCACTGGTAAATATATCGAGACAACTCGAAGTTCAGAACAAAATTATGATAAAGTTGTTAAGTCAATTACAAAAACAGGTATAAAAAAATAGTAAGTAATAATTATAAATGAACTCGGATACCTTATACATTAGTCCGGATGCAGACCATGAAGAAGCCTTCTATAGAGATATGGCCAATCAAATAGACAATCTCAATCCAGAACAATTAATAAGGATGTTAAAACATGAAGAAAAACAACTTGGTTTATCTCCTGATAAAAATAATATAGAACTCGTCACGTTAAGTCCAGTTGAACTCGCCTATAATATATTCTTTACCGAAAGCGAACTCGATCCTGAAACAAAACAACCAAAATACGTTGATATGAAAGCAAAATCAAACATGTATAGACAAATTTTAGAAAAAATGGGACGGTACTTTAATCGCGGTAAATTGTTAGGTATACTTTCAAGTGACGAAGGTAACACGGATGATTTGAGTGTATCTTTTAGACTAAGTCGTCTGACCGATCACGTGTGTGACACTTGGAATATCGTTTTAAGTACGAACCGTGTGCATGATAGACGTAATAACCCAACAATGGTACCTCTTGAAATTAGTACAAACCCGTCACTTTTTAGATGTTCTATGCCCGATTTTGATGAACTCAACGTTTTCCAAAAAACGGTACTTGCTATTCTCGATTCCCTTTATAAAAATAATACTAGGCGTTACAAGGGATATACATGTCGACAAATTAAAACGCTTGATGGTTACGATACAAAGGCTTGGCAACAAGAGGAAGAGATTAAACCGTTTGTTCATAGAATTGCTGGTAAAGAAGAATGGTTTGAGTTATGGAAAGATTTAACATCGTCTAACGGTACTGCTATGTTTTCGCAAATTATAAAACATTTGACAGATTGTAACGACATGCTATTTCCCGAAATAAAGAAAAACAGACGTGTATGGTCATTTAAAAATGGTATTTTTATTGGTTCGATTTGGTCAGATACTACAGGATTGTGGCATACTGCTTTTTACCCGTACACTTCAAAAGAAGCCGCGTCGTTAGATCCAACGCTTGTAAGCTGTAAATACTTTGATATAGAATTTGAAGATTTCAGTAAACTTGATAAATGGGAAGATATACCTACACCTTATTTCGATAGTGTTCTAAAGTATCAAGATTACGAAGAAGATGTTATGAAATGGATGTACATCCTAGGAGGTCGTTTATGTTTCGAACTAAATGAACTCGATAAGTGGCAAGTTATACCTTTCTTGAAGGGTATAGCACGTTCAGGAAAGTCGACTCTAATTACAAAAGTGTTTCGTAAATTTTACGAAGTTGATGATATTAAAACTCTTTCTAACAATGTTGAAAAAAAATTCGGTTTATCATCTATCCATGATGCGTTAATGTATATTGCACCTGAAATTAAAGGTGATTTACAGCTAGAACAAGCGGAGTTTCAATCGATCGTTTCGGGTGAAGAAGTTTCTATAGCAGTAAAATGCGAGAAAGCTAAAAATTTTGTGTGGAAAGTACCCGGTATTTTGGGAGGTAATGAAGTACCACAATGGAAAGATAAATCGGGAAGTATTCTTCGTCGTCTCGTTACGTTTCATTTTGGTAAACAAGTTCGTGAAAGTGATACTGATCCCACTCTTGATTCGAAATTAGAATTAGAAATGCCAAAAATTATTCAAAAATGTTTACGTGGGTATTTGGAATATGCGCAAAAATATCAGGATCAAGATATATGGAATGTTTTACCAAGTTACTTTTTTAAAGTCCGGGAACAAATAGCTGCAGCTACGAACCCATTGGAAAAATACTTACAAAGAGACGATCTTATAACCATAAATCGGAATGTAAAATTTCCATTAGACTTATTTAGGTCTAAACTCAAGGATTTCTGTAGAGAAGAGAGTATTCAGATGCCAAATTTTAATCAGGATTTTTATGGTGGTTCGTTCTACGTGCGTGATATCGAAGTAAAGAAAGAGAAAAATGATTATTGGATTATAAATAATCCCGAAAAATTAGACCGACCAGTCAATTTTAAAGACAAATATGTGGTCTATGGTGCAGCACCAATCGTACAAGAAAATGAAAAGGGATACGATGTCTCACATTATTTTTTTAATTGATTAAAAATCTCAGACTAGTATAAGTATGGATCCTCGACAATTCGTTAGAAATTCCAATGTGGAAATTAAACGTTCAAATACACTCGTTTCCACACAGTCGAAAAACGTGCCTGTTTTTACAGAACTACGTGTAGGTAAATTTAGACCGGGTATATACAACGGTGTTGTGAATAGATTATTTACAAAAGATGAATCACGTCTCGATATCAAAGATATTCTAAAACAAAAACCAAAAGGACATGCACCAATAACAGGTGGAATAACCGTAGATGTTAATGAAATAAAAGGTATATACGGAAGATTTCAAACTGGCGCTATACACACTAAAGATTTTGGTTTAAAAGGTGATTTAAATAAAAATTTCTCTTCTGCACAATTTACCGGGTACGTTATGGACGGTGTCGAAAAAAAGAATTTCAGCTTTAACATATATAAAAATGGAAAAATTCGTTTTTCTGGTGGGTTTCTAGGTTCGAAAAATCTTAAAAAACAACCCGAATCCTTGCAAAAATATATAATAGATACGTACACACAAAAGCAGGGTTTTTTGTACAATGATATATTTTATAATAATATAGGAGGTCAATTTTTAACAAATACAAATTTTCAATTATCTAAAATGACCCAAGATTTTCGACAAATGCGTATATGGGGAGTTTCTTTTATAGAATACGAACCTGAAATTTCCCCATTTCTTTATTTAAAATATAAGGAACATGCTTTTATCTTTACAACAAAAACAGGTAAGGCGGGATCGGGTATTGTTCAAATACAAGGTGAATCTAACCCCGATGATCTTGAACGTGCGTATTCCTTTGGTGTAGAACTTGTAAAAAAATTACACGATAATGGGTATACTTTAGGTTTGGTTAACAAAAATGTTAACGCGGGTAAAAAAATACTCCAAAAACTTAAAACAGGGGCTTCGACGTGTCCTAAGAATAGACGACCACCATGTAACGAAGGGTTTGAAGTTAGGAAGAATCCACAAGGGTATGATTGTTGTTTCAAAAAACCAAAACGAAAACCCACGAAAAAAAGTAAAGTACAAAATACAAAAAATACAAAAATTACTTACGATAAAGACGGTGTAATGAAAATAGGAGGACGTAAATGCGAGCGTCTTACTAAACCAGTTTTATTAGAAGTTTCTAAAAAATTAGGAGTTGTTGGTGTAAAAAATAAAAATAAAAAAGAAGATATATGTAAAGCACTCGATAAATTAGAAAAGGGTAACTCTGATTATAAAATCAACGATAAACTGTGTCGCGAATTGAAAAAAGAACAATTAGTAACACTCGCAATATCAAGAGGTATATCAGTAAACGATACAGATACTGTAAAGGTTTTGTGTCAAAAACTACAAAATAAAAATAATATTAAAACACCAAATTCACCAAACGCACTCGCGAATGAAATGGAAAAAATGTTACTAAACATTAAGAAAAAAGAAAATAGAAAACCTACTAATATAAGACGTAAACTTAACGTAAACGGTATTAAAAATGATATCATTAAACTTTACGGTAAAACATGGATGAAGAAATACGGAAACGTAATAAATATTAATAAAGATGTTCGCGATGTTAAAAATAAACTTACTCAACTCGAAAAGAATAAAAATTTTGTATCTCGAAACGGTGTTTTGAAAAAAATGGTCGCAAATGATACTAAAAGAACAATGGTAAAAAATTGGAAACTTAATAAACAACAGGATTTGAAAAAGTTATTAATAGAAAAAGAAGCTAATAAAATATACGGTAAATTTGGAAAAAATACCGTTAATAAAGTTGTTAATTTTATAATGTCTTTACAAAAAACACCCGCTGTAAATAGTTCTAGAGTTGTAAATTACATTCAAACGCTAAGAGAATTACAAAGTAAACCTCCTTTACCCTTAAACAAAAAAAGAGTCGTACCACCAAAACCAAGGGTTACAAAGAGAGCCCCAATTAAGAAAAAAATATCACGTCCACAAAAAAATAAGGTTGTAAAAAAATTAAATTTTAATTCTAACTCGAATTCGAGCTCAAAATCAAATAATAATAGTAAATTATTAAACAATATCTATGCAAATTTTGAAAATAAAGCATTAAAGAATAAAAACAAAAAATAAATAAACCATGGAAAACCCGAGACGGTTACTGTGTATTCGCGTCCGACAAAATGATGTTGAAATAACTGATAATAATCATATTTTGTCGAGCGTTATAGATGCAATATACTATACTATATTAGATTACATTACAATTTATAGAAAAGATAAAAATACTACAATATCATATTTAGAAAAGGAGTATTACTTAAACGACGAATTTATGAACTGTGAAGATCCCAAATTATATATTGAAACAAACAGGGAATTCCATGATAAAGGATTAATAATGTATATATATGACAATTTTCAAAGAATTGAATCTGCAAAACATAGAAGAATGATGTTTTATTTTATGAACATCTTATATTTTCATTTATAATTTTTTCAGGTTCTGATATCTGTTTTAAATGTTTACCATGATATGAAAAATCGTAACCAAGAAAATGATTTTTTATCTCATCAGAAATTTTAAACGCCTCAACTTTACGAGATACCTGTGAACATATAGATTTTACTTCTAATTCTAATAATTTATCTTCTTTCATTACGAAATATTTTAAAGATTGATCTATTACACCGTTAGATTTCATTTTATGGAACATTTCGTATGATTTACCATTCGATACGTAAAAATGTTTAGGGGAATAACCTAGTATAGTTATTCTATCATTTTTATCTGTATCGCTAATCACGTGTATAAATATACAAATAAATAGTAATACAATAATTAACATTTATAAGTATCCAACATATTAAAAATATCTTTTATTTTATGACAAATGTTAAATAAAGTATCGATATCATTTACTTTTTTAGGGTCTATAATTTCAAGTTCGAGTTGATATATAGTTGATACTTCTGAATCCTTATCTAGAGTCTCACCCGCGGTAACTGTTCTATCAATTGATAAATTTTTCCTGATATAAGAACACCTTTCTTTTTTTATGTTTCTGTGCCATTCATTATTATCATACTCTTCATCGTTGATAGGTGTTTCTCGGGAAACGCTGAAACGAATATCAAAAGGTGATTTATTTAAATTTTTAAAATCAATGTTTTCGATACGTTCCTTTTTTATAAGAGTATCTTCACCAGTTTTATTATCGACAGTCAATCTAATGTTATTGTCTTCTCGTGAATAAACATCGTATGTATTTTCTTCTATCGTTTCCCAACCGGTATAAGAAGAAAAACCTCTTATAAAATCAGCGTATGTTTTATCGCCAATATTAGTATCAAAAAATGTTCCGTTGAATCTCCCTAAACGAAACTCCATTTCAATGTTTTCCTCATCTTTATATTTATCGACGATGGGTTTTATAGCATCACACAATTTATGTACGTCCATTTTGTTTACATTTTTATAATCGCGTCTTCTTCTTAAGCCTTTTTTATCACCTTTTTTTATATGCATGGTTTTAGTAATTTAGGAAATACCTGTTATTTTAATTCGGCTATACAGGTTTTATTACATATACGAGAGATATCATCTCATATATTAGATACTACTTACGAAGGTGAATGTACTTTTACAAAATCTTACGAAAAACTTGTTCGTTTATATTTTTCAACGCAGGAAACTAAAGTTTTTAGTTTAGGACCCGTCTTATTAGAATTTGTAAAATTATTTCCGAGATTCATAATCGGTATGCCTCATGATACACAGGATGCTCTATTTTGTTTAATAGATATACTTGAAAAAGGTTACCCTCGTATAAAAGATCTTGTTTATGGAGAGACTACACAAATAACTATATCACCGGTTAGTAAAAATGTATCAAAAATACCGTTTTGTGTTTATATTTTAAACGTGAAAGACAAAGTAAAAAATATAAATACAATGATAAACGAAAGTAGTAAATGGAATGTAATAGAGGGTTATGTAGATGATGCAGGTAAAAAACACCACGTTGCTACGACGAGAAATATATTTTCAAAATACCCTCAAATATTTATTGTATCATTCGATAAAAAAAGTTACGTAAAAATTGACGAAGAATTGAAAATAGGGGATAATGTGTACGAGTTACAATCTACAATAATTCATAAAGGTATTCAGTATGGTGGTCATTACATGTCTACTAAAAAAATAAATAATGATTGGTTCATCCAAGACGATGATAATTTAGGTAAACTTCATAATTTTCCTAAAGAAGATAATCATTTCGTCCTGGTCTACAATCTAAAAACTCCTTCATGTTAATATTCTCTTTTATATTTACTAATGTTCTGTAAAACGTGCGTCTACTGTTTGGAAACGTTTTATCTGTTCTTTTTTTAATAGGTTTCCACCAAAATGGACCATCCTCCCATGTTACGTACATACACTCAACAATATCACCGTGTTTTAACCATTTATAATCTTTTGTTCTATCTATTGGTATAGAAGATTCGAATATATGTTTACCTCTATCTTGAATGTATAATTTATAGACGTGTGTACCGGGTACACACCCGGGAGTTTCTACAGTTGGCTCCTTCTTTACGAGAAAATCAATTGTATTTTTATTTCTCGGTTTCCATTTAAACATTGTTTCGTGTGTTCCAATACGAATAGGTTCATTTACTGGTGTAAATATAAGACCATCCATTTCTTGTTTTATTTTTGGAAGATACTTATCCATAAACTCCTTAAAATCATCGTGTAAATGAAATTTTTTAACTTTTAATGAAATGGTATCTGTAGTTAAAATTAATGACTTTTTCACGACTTTTTCACAGTGTTGTAAACGATCAAGTAAATTCTGATTACCTACGACTTCTCCACAATTCATTAAACAGTCGTAAATCATAAATGTATTTTCGTACAATTCACCTTCAAGTATAGTACCCTTAAATACGACCGTCCTAAAATTTAATGGTACGGTAAACATTTCAAGCGCTCTGTTTATAAATACACAAGTCTTTTGGTTTCCAGCTTGTATGGCAATCATCATGTATCGCGTCCCATCTGTTTTCTCACAAACAACATAATCGTTATTCGATAAAATACCGAAATGTTTCCTTTCTATAGAAATAGGTTGACATCCGGGAAATATACCTTTACCTTTGGTACCCCAAGATTCTTCCATAAAGTGTATCGTATATTTGTAAAGAGGATCATCCTTCTTTAGAAATATCCGGTTCATTCTGTTTTATATTTTTATTATATTCTTTAATTACTTTTAACACCGGCGGCGTTTAAAATATTACTTATACACTCATGATTATAAGTCATGATTAACTTAGATTTAGGATACGCAACAATTTTGACACCGGATTCTTGAAATTTACTAAACATCGTTTCCATTTTAGGAAAAATTTTATACGAACTACCCTTTTTATCTTTTATATGTTTAATAACATTTTTAGACATTAATAACCAGCATTTAGAAGACGTTTTTTTTACGTTATAATACTCCGAACTAATTTTAGTAGCAACTTCAGTGTCAAAATGTAAACCGA